CCAACTCCTATTTTTTCAAATTTTGTCTCCATAACTTTCTTGTAAAGATTGCATAAAAATCAATAATTCTTTTTCACTAATACCTTTCGGTTCATTTTGTGTTGGTATATATTTGTGTTTATAATAAAAATATGCCAATGTTAAATCTAAAGTCTTGTCTGAATTTTCTCTTAAATCATTAAAACTTTTAAAATTTATTTTTTGAACATCGGTTATTTGTGTTTCTATATCATCAATGTCTATAGTTGGATTATAATGTTTTGGTGGGTATATTTTAGCATTACGCAATCTTGTTATATAATCTATAACATCAAAATCGTATGTATTGTAATATCTTTCTTCGAAAAATTTAAAATTTTTAAAAATACCAGAATACATAAATATAAAGTCTGTATTTAATGATGGAGTGAGATTCAAAGATATTCCTTTGACATCATCTTCAATTTTAGTTAAACCTTCGTCGGATGGTCCTGTCATAAACCATGTTCCAAACAATTTTGCTTTATCGATTGTTTTATTAAAAACATCTAAATTTTTAATTTTAACGTTCGAGTTTAATAAAAAAATATATTTATATCCTTTTATTCTTAATTGAGAAATTAAATAATTTCGCAATGTTGCAAATGATACTTGTACGTCATAGTTTTTATTTGCTTTAGAGTTTTTCTGTTTTTTGTTCGATACAACAATAATAGATTCTTTATACTCATCTGGAATCGATGAGTAACATTGTTTAAATGCATCATTATTATATATATCTAATATTCCAATTCCTATTTCTTTGTTCATGCTATTTTTGTGTTATAAATTTCTTTTATGTACGAATAAACATCATTTTTATTTTTTAAATTTATAGAATTTACATAATTTTCTATATCATCTAATATATTAATAAATTCTAAAGGTTTATCCAGTTCGGATTTATTGTTTTTTTCATCTAAATTTGTGTATTCTGTTTTTAAATGAAATGGTAATTTTTTTTGAATATTTGATGTTAAAAGTGCAACTTTTTCTTGTTCCAACGAAACGTCTATCGTTAGATTTATATGGTTTTTTTCAATATTCTCAAGATTTTCGTGTATATTAGATGTTTCATCTAATAATTCTGATGCTTTTATTTTGAAAAATTTAGGAGATATATTGTTTTCAATGAATTCAAATGTATTATCCGATAAGTCAAACACATAAATTCCTCTTTCATCGAGAGTATCTCCGTAATTTTGTTGATATGGGCTTCCTAAATAAAGGATGTCGCCTTTATCATATTTTCTATGGTCTTTTTTGTGAAAGTGTCCCGAAACTATGTATTTGGATTTATTAAACAAATCATTTGATGATAATCCATGTTCACATTTTTTGAATGTGTTCATGTAAAAAGAAACAATTTCGAAATGTCCAAATGTAATATCTGAATTTGGTATATTTTGGTAATCTATTCCCCAAGGTATCAATGATGCCTTTTTATTGTCAATTAAATCTATAGTCAAAGGTTCTTTGTCGATTATTTTTATATTGTTCCAACCATCTAACAGAGATATAGAATTAACTTTACTATGATCTTTGTAAAAAGAATCATGATTTCCTGCTAAAATATAAATTTGAAAATCTTTAAAATAATCAAAAAATCTCTTGGCAACATCTAGGGTGGAAACTGATATTTCTGATCTATTGTGAAATACATCTCCACAAATGATTATATCATTTATTCCCAAGTTTGTGTATTTTTCAGATGCCCATTTTCCAAATTCTATTACAATATCATGCCACAATGAACTGTCTTGTCCTAATCCAATATGAATATCCGAAAATAATCCTATTTTTTTACTGTTAATCTTCATTATGTGCAAATAATCCTTTTTTGTTCTTAAAAACGTTTTGATTCTCTGACATCATATACAATTCTTCTTGATATTTTAGATGAGTTTCGTTTATGTGTTTTTCTTTTTTAATTCTGTTTCTAAATGCGTTAAATGCTATTCTGGTAAAATATGAAAATGGATTTGTTCCTTTAATTCTATCATATTTTTTTGACATTAATGCCTTGAACATTCTAATTAACGCATCCCCTACCATGTCTTCTCTATACGTGTAGTTAATAAAATTTGAAGCATAACTTAATTTGTGTGCAATTTTACTAACCATATCTGCCAATTCGTCTGTTAAAATGCCATTTTCATAATATAAACCAATTTCTTCATCAAATTTTTTAGGATCAACATAAAATTTTTCCTTTTTAATTTTTTCTTTTTTATTTGGTTTGTCTAATTCTTTTAATGCTTCCAATTCAGTATCGTCAAGTTCTAAAATTTCTTCTTCATTATCATCTAATGTTGAATCGATATCTGGTTCGTCGTCTATGTTTAGTTCTTCATCTTCTAAATTAAATGTTTCTTTCTTCATAATCAAAATTTTCTAATTTGTAAAGTTTAATTCTTTCTGTTAAATGTATTCTACCATACTTTGTATTATCTGCAATATCAAAAATATTTGCCTTTGTTTTAGTTGGATGTAATCTTAATGCTCTTCCTATAGATTGCATTATTTTTATCTTAGCTTTTCCTGCTGATGCAAATACAATATTATGTAAATTTGGTATATTGATACCTGTACTGAAAATTTTCGATATTGCTACAACTATAATATCATTTTTATTATTCATAAGTTGTCTTATGTTTTCTCTTTCTTCAATTTCTGTAGAACCTCTTATAAAATAACAAACCTTTTCGGTTTTTTCTTTCAAAATATTCATCAAAGTTTCGCCATGATCTATCCTATCAACCATTACGATAGTGTTGTTTGTTAATTTATTAGCCAATTTACAAATTATATCATTTCTTCTTTGGTTTGATATCAAAAAATCTATTTCGTTTAAATATGCTTCTGCTGGTTTTGTAAAATTTATAGAAAAATTCGGTACATTCTTATGTATAAGATTTAAAATTGTAATTTTAAAATCTGATATATACTTTTTAATTTTCAAATCTTCTGTTTTTTGTTGATATACGATTGGTCCAATTTTTCCTATTATGTTCCATTCATCAATAAGAGTAGATGGCATAGTACCTGTAAATCCAAATCTATAATTTGTATTAATAAATTTTAAAACTTTATTTATCTTGTTTTCTTTTTTGATTCCGTGACACTCATCTATCATTAAAACGTTTACATCATTCAAAATAGATAAATCTGTGTTATCTGACATTAAAATCTGAGTTCCTGCTATTATAGTTGATGCTGACAAATCCGGTTTATTTTTACCAGACCACTTTGTTATATTTTTAATGCCATATGACACAAAATCAGAATAAGTTTGTTCTACTAATTGAATAGTTGGCACTAAAACTAATGTTAATGCATCGGACTTATTTAAATTACACCTAATAGACTCTAACAATCCAGCCATAATAAGTGTTTTTCCACCAGCAGTTGGTATTATAACAATGCCATTTCCTTTTTTAAGTGCTTTTTTGATAGATATTTCTTGATGATCTCTATATTTTAAAAGAAACTCATGAATATATGGATCACCAAATCCAATATTTTGATATGTATTGATAATTTCATCATCAACATGTACTTTTATCTGATTCGAATGTAAAAAAGATAGAATATTGTCCAATAATCCTACATCAAACTTTCCAGATGATGTTATTATATAAATTCTAGGTTGAGAAAATCTATTATTTCTCCTAAATGCAGGATTTGCAACAGAAAAATGACATCTTATACGATTTAAGACATCTACATCACAATTTAATTGCAATAATCTTTTTTTCTTATCACTTATTCCTATATTAACCATTATGTTGTCTCTAATTTCTCTAGTTCTACCGCATTTTTAATATCGTATGTCAAAGAACGACATATATTTTCTACTTTTTCCAAATATTCTATTATTATTTCAGTTTCTTTTATTTGTTCATTTATTTTCAAAATAGTTTCTGAATTTTCTAATTTTTTTTCTATTGCAGCTTTAGGTAAATTTGTTGGTAAAGATTGATCATCTACCTTTTTTAAAAGTTCTATCTTTATTTCTTTTTTTTTAGTTTCTAAATGATTTTTTAATCTTTTATTTTCTATAAGACGAGACACCCATTTATGTTTAATTGCTGGTAGCATTAATTGTTTTTCTAATAAATTTATTCGATCTAATTTAAGATCTTCATCTATTTGAGATTTAACTTTTTCAAAAAAATCCATATTAAATATATTATAACATCAATTTGACATCTTTCAAATTATTATAAATAAAAATATGAATTTGCCTAGCATTGCTTTACACAGAGCACACAATGCATCCTTGTCGGTTTATTATAATTCAGACATAATAACTGTTGTTGAATTTGAAAGATTTTTAAATTTAAAAAATGCTAGTTTTGATACTTTTGAACCTATAAGATGTCAAAATGTCATATTGAAACACGTGTATGAATATTTAAAAAGTATATATGGTTTTGATATATACCAAAAATTTATAATAGGAGAAGGTAGGTATAAAAATTTCCCAGAAGAATATAAAAAATATATACCCGCCAATGAATATATTATAGATGATTCACACCATCCAGCACATGCATCAAGTAGTTTATATCAATCAAACTTTAACGAAGCTTTAATTGTGTCTTTCGATGGCGGTTCTAATGATGGTTATTTTAATATATATCTCGGGGAAAAGGGGAAAGAATTGAATAAAATATTTGGGTTATTTCTAGATCTAGGAAGTCACTATCACGTATTTGGATCTTTATGCGAAGATGTAAAAAATTATAATTGTTTAACTGCTGCTGGTAAAGTTTTAGGGTTACAGTCATATGGAAACGTTATTCCTGAATGGAA